AAAAACAGCAGATAAAGATTTATGGGAAAAACATCTTAAATCAAAAAAATAATTTATTCTTTTGATTTAGTATAAACAGATTGACCAACATTTTTATCATGCATAAGTAATTTTGAATCTTTTTCCATTTCTTCTTTTAATTTACTATATTTTGATGACATATATGATTTTCTAATCATTGTACTTGATATACTTTTTCCAATTATTCTTTTACTTGTTTTTATTAACAATTGAGAAAGTGCATTACGGGAAAGGGGGAAAATATTATCATTTATTTTATAATCCATTAATTTTAAATATAATCTTAATATTGGTTTTAATTCTTTCGGAACTGAAATAACATTTTCACCATATTTTTTACTTGTTTTATAAACATTATATATAAATTTCATATTATTACGTTGATTAACTAAATAATTATTTTGTTGTTTTTCTTCATCTGTTAATCGTTTATAATTTGTTTGACTAATATACAACATATTTGATGCATCATTTCTAGTTGGAATTTTACTTAACATTGAAAATAAAACATAAGCCCGTAATGTTGATATATCTGATTTTGTTAATGTTTTTTTCTTTTTTAATATATTTACTTCTTGTTTCAATTCTGAAATCATATCTTCAATTTCTTTCATGGTTATAAAATTTGGTTTTTGTTTTTCACTTATGACACCCGATTTATTTTCTTCTTCATATTTTGAATTTAATTTATCCCTCATTTCAGAATATTCTTCTATTAATTTATCATAAGTTTTATTTTTATTTAATGCAAGTAATAATATTATAATTGCATTATACATATTCCTTACAGAAGTGAAATGTAGATTTTGTAATTTATCTTCAACATTTTTTGGTCGGTTTAAAAATTTATAATCATTTGTATCAAAAATGTTTTGTAGTTTTTTTAACTGAACATAATATTGATTGACTGATACTGGTTTTAAATTTGGTCTAGATTTTTGAATCATTGCTTTTATATCTTCTTGTTTAATATTCATAATATATATTATTTAGATTATAATATTTAAATAAAAATAGTTTTAAAAAATAAAATTATAAGTTTATCATTAATTTTTTGATTTTTTCTTTTTTTTTACAACAACTTCAAAATCGTCAAATGGATGTATAAATTCGTTTTTAACACACATTGTTCTTGTTGTTTGTGTATATGTTCCACGATTAACATTGAATTCATGTTTAATGTAAAATTGACTTGTATCTTCATTCATTTTCCACATAAACCGATTATCCCTTAAACTCCATACAACAAAAAATTGTAATTTTGGATTTTTTTCTTTTAACTCTAAATATTTATCATATTTGCATTTATCAAATATTAAACTATCAAATTGACCAAAAACAATATTTCTTTGTTTATGTTCAACATAGTATTTATCATTGTAAAAATCAAAATTATTAAATTTATCTTCTGTTTTTGTTAATTTTCCGAATAATGTTTCTAGTATTGGTTTAACGCCTTGTTCTGCATTTAATCCAAATTTTAAATCATCTTTTAATAAACCCATTTATATATAATATAACATAGAAAATAAATTATAGAAAATAAACGTATTAATCAAAATATAATAAAACTTTTTTATTTTTTACTTTTAAACATTTATGATAAGTTTTTTTTGTAGATTGTTTATCATTTATCATTTTTTGCATTTGTGGTGATAATACTGGAATGAAATGATCTTGTAATTTAATATTTTTATTTAATAATTTACAACACCTTCTAACACTTGGTATATCACCAAATTGTTTAATATAATCCATATCATCATATATTTCAACAATATCATTATAACGGGGGCTATTATCTAATTCATAACCATTATTGCAATAATTAATAATATTTTTACATATTTTCATTATATCATTTTTTTCTTTTGTACTTAATATTTTTTTTGGATTTTTATTTTTTAAATAACATTTTAAATCATTGTAATTTTTTATTTTATAAACATTTGGATAATTGATTTTATCATTGTTTTTTACATTTAAAAATTCAACGAGTTTATCATGAATATCCCTTTTAATATCAACATGAGAAAATACTATTTTTAAATTTAATGTATTTATTAAATCTATTAAATCATTGCGACTGTGTGTTTTATGTATAATCATTATATTTATATATAACATTTTTTTAACAGAAATATTCGGTATTTCAGTTGTGAAATAAAATACAAAAATAAAAATAATTTGAAAATTTATATTTTATAATTTCAATAATTATTTCAGTTGTGAAAAATATATTTAAAGATTAATTAATATAATATATTATAGAAAATAAAAATCTAAGTTATATTATAATGGATATGTTAAATGAATTTTTAAATGAAAATTATTCAAATGAAAAATCGGTGCAATTGTGTCGTTGGAAAAAACGATTAAATAAACCAATTGAAGAATTAAAAGGGGCTGACCGAACATTAATAAAATTATTTAATTTTTGTAATGATTTATATGAAGAAAACAAAAAATTAAAAAATTTAAAAAATGAAAATCATGAAAATCAAAATATTATTTCAGAAGTGAAACCACCAAATCATTATATTGGAATTAGAAACAACAATGAACGAATTGATACAAATAATATAATTGTTGGTAAAAAGTTAAAAACCATTAAACCAAAACCAAAAATGGAAAAAGAAAACGTAGAACCAGAAAAAGAATATTATATGGAAGGTGATATTAAAGTAATAACATGTATTGAAAATCATAACATTGAAGATTTTGTAAAAATAATGCGTGGAACTTATAAAGCAATCATAAAAGAAGTAAAATTAAGAAAATTAGAAAATAAAACAAAAAATAACATTGAAAATTATGTTGAAAAAAATTCAGAAAAAATGGTATTTGACCGATATGATATGATTTGTAAAGGTAGTAACGTTAAATTAAATGATGAATTATATGAATATTTAATAATTGGTATTATTAAAAAAATTAAAAGTAGTTGTAAAAAATTATTAGAAAATTATTGTCAAAATTAGTTAAACATTAAATACAGAAACCATTCCACCTTCTAATCGTGCTGACCTTACATATTCACAATACGATCTCATTACATCAACTTGATTGTCTCTCATTCCACTTGCTGCTTTAACATGAACTTCAATTCCACGTTGTCCAACCCTTCCACCAGTTAAACGAATTGAAGTATAGAAAAATCTTCCGCCTAATTGTTCTTGAGATTTACTTTCAAATAATGTAGTTGCGGCAGAACCTAAAGCATCACCTTGACTAGAATATAAATCACGTGCAATAAATACAACACCTTCAGCATTTTGTAGTAGTGAATATAATCTTGCAGTATTATCAATATTTCTGGAAAATTCAAATTTATCATTATATCTTAAATTATATTCAAAAGCACCAACAATATTACTTGCATTTCTGTGAGTAGATAATGCACCAGTATTCATTAATAGATTCCCTTCACCTAATGTATCACGATTGAAAAAAGTAATTACTTTACTAACCATTCTTGACGCCATTCCGATATTTCTTACAGTATCACTTTGTAGAGATGTTTGTGATACAGTTGTTGTTATAGAACGATAATCAACAAAAGAAAAATCTAATGTTTTGTTTTGTTCAGCATAACGTTCCATTTCATCAGATGCTCCATAATAAACATAATCAGCACAAAATTTTAATTCATTTTGATCAATGTTAAATGCTTGACTAGCAGTTCCAGTAATTAATACAGCACGATGATTAACGGGCGGGTGTAGAGTTAATTCAACAGTTACGGGTTCAGTAATCATATATAATGGTAATTGATGTACTTTAAGGAATGGAAATAGATCCGATAAATCAACAGCATAAGAAGGAGATTCTGTTGCTGAACCACCATCCATAACAGCAAACGGCATTTGTTCAAATTTATTTTCAACACCATAATCAATAGTTGCATCACGACTTGTTGCTAATCCAACGCCTTGAACTAATTCACCAAGAGACGCTCCATTTTCATAATTGAAATCAAGATTCATATATCTTCCAGTTGTATATAATTCTCTTTCAACATTATTTTCATTTGTAATTCTAGTAGAATGAAAAGCATGTAGTTTATCCCAATCACTAATTTCATTTAATACTTTGTTTCCAATTTTTAATACAGCACGTTTAATGACTTTTCCAACACCAACATTTGGAGGAAATATTGCACGGCTTACAGCAGCGGGCGGAGTTAAACTCATAAAAATTTTTGAATGACTATGTAAGAAACCTTTATTTTGTAAAGTAAATCTAACAAATCCATCAACAGTAGAACCATTTCCTTCATTAAAAACAACGGGTTCTAATAGATCAGTTTCAACTTGCTGTAAATAATTTACTGGAACAGAACCAAGACGCATGAAATTTGGAACGTCGGGTTTATAACTTTGCATAACATTTGGTTTAGAATCTAGAGGCGGGGGTTCATCAGTTTGAAACGGGGGCATACCAGTTGCAGACATTTATATATATAATATTTTGTTATATAAAAAAAACAAAAAAAAATTTAGAAAAAAAAACATAATAGAAATTATTTTAGTTACTGTAATAATTGCACACCATTTGCATTCCATACTAAAACAGCACGTGCTTTAACATATATGAAAACCGATTGAGGGGAATCATCAGTTAAATCAGATTCTAACGATAAACCCCATTGTTCTCTGCTGAAATCTTGACCCGTATTGAACTGACTATATTTTTGACCTAAACCAAATAAAGCACCGCCATCACGTGTTTCTAAATAACTATCAACCCCCGTTGTAGTTAAATTATAACCACGATAATTATTTTGAGAACTGACAGACGATCTATCGGTTAAATATTCGGGGATTACTGAATCAATAAACGCTTTTAATACTTGTGGATCAACAACAGCAGTATTTGCATCTTTATCAATATTTGTTACAATATCATATTCACAAGGATATTTTACACCACCCCTTAACCATTGAATACGTTTGAAATGTGCAAGAGAACCATCAGATTTAGAAGGATAAGTTGTTGCATTTCCATTTTGAGTTAATGTATTAATATGAGACGAAGGACAAAAATTTAAAAATACACTTTGTACTTGTTTTAGACCTAGAGCAAATTGAAGCTGTGCATTGGTGGAATAAAGTGAAGTAATCGTATTAAATTCATATTGACCGCTTGTTTCTTTAGACATTGCTTGAACTTGATCAGAAGGAATATCAGCAATTTCACATGTTAATTCAAGGTTGGTTAATCTGTAGTGAGCATCAGCAATATTCGTTGATACTCCGTCGGGGTTGTATAGAGCATTGGAATCGGGAGCAAGATGAATTTCAATTTGTATTCCACCAAAACTATTTTCCATTAAATTTATTGGATTTTGAGACATAAGGAAACCGCAAGGAAGATGAGCAGAAAAAGATTTAACAACTTCATCAGCAGTTACACCCGCTTCATTTGCAATAACACTGCTGAAAAATACATCGGGGTCGGGCATAATTAAACAACTTTCACCTAGATGACCCATTAAATCTTGTTTAGAACTTCCAAGTCCTAAATATGAAGATAAATATCGTGGATAATGTCTTATATGTTCGCATATCTGTTTGGATTTGTTATGACGAATTACTAATTGATCCATAACATTGAAAATTCCTAGACGATTATCCATTGTTACACGATGATCAGTATCATCTTCAATAGAAACTGGAGTTGGATCTGCTGCATTATCACTGAAAACTTGTAAATTTCCAGCAATACGAATTGATTTTGGATCTAATACACCATTTTGAGATTGTATAGTGAATGATAAAATCGGAAAACCATTTTTAAAACTAATTTTTCCATCACTCGGAATATTATCGGGCCTTATTGAAATGTATCTAGAAGTCATATTTATATATAAATTATAAATATAAAATAAAAAAATAAAAAAT